ATCAATATAGCCTTGTGACCACAACTCATCTATCTGTGCATTGAAATCAGCCATGACTGCCTGCCACACATCAGGGTGGCGCTCCCTACACAGTGGGGTTACTCGATATGTCATCTCACCTGACTCATCTACCCCAGCAGGTACGAATGAACCATCATCTATCAATGCTTGTATGTCATTCATCATTCTTTTCCATCACTGTTATTTGAATACTCTGTAAGATCGACTTCTCAAAGTCACTCAACTCATCTATCTGATTAAACTTCTCTGGGTTAGGCAGTGGATCGATAGCGAACCCTTCATCAAAGAACTCTATCTCGATGAACTCTTTCTGCCATAGTGAGAAGATCGCAGCACCTACCATCTTATTAAGTTCCTGCGCGAACTCTGGGTTGTCTGTAAACAGTTTGTCAGTAGGAGTATACGTTGTGTTACCTAAAGCATCTACTCCACGCCTCAACTGTCCCTTCTCAACTAGCCAGTTAACATACTCTTGTAGTGCGTCCTCTTCATTCATATTGTAATATCTCCAATGATACCGCCGCATGGGGTTCCATGAGGTTGTACTGCATCCAGTTCAGAAGATCACGTACTACGCAACCTGGCCTTGGGCCTGTGACAGCGTGTATCTTCTCTTCGTCAATGATCAGTGTACCATGCCACCGTCCCAGTGCGCTAGGGACAGTCTCGATCCTCATCATAACATACCAAGCCCTCTCAACCAGTCTACAGCCTCTTGCTTCTGCTCAGGAGTGTAGTTAATTTGTTTGCTGTCGTCCATCGCGTCAGTCTTTTCAGGTGCCCATGTGTGTACCTCGATGGTCTGGTTGATGTTACGCGGCGTACGGCTGATCGCATTAAATATAGCACCTGTGACCGCATCTGTCAAGTCCTTGCTTGCCTTGCGCGGGTGATCAACTTTATTCTTGACTACCTTAAGAGCAAGCATCTCTTCTCGTAATTCTGTACTCATAGGAATAGCAACTCGCTCTTCATATAGAAGCATAGCGAAGTCCTCATAGTGTTTCTTAGCAACGGATAATGTCTCAGCCTTGAAACTACGATCATTGAGTTCTCTAATGAGATCGAAACTACCCCACCTGTCGAAGGTAATGAGTCCTAAGTCCAATCCCTTTTTACGTAGGTTCATGATCCATCGTTTGACTTCTGAAAGATCAACCGGGCCTTCAGTACGGGGCTCCCACCATGCTAGCATATCTACTACTACGTATGGAACAGTCTCCATTACTCCCCGCCCAATTTCAATCTGAGTCCAGTGGTCAACATGAGCAATCGCCACAGCACACTTGTCCTGTTGCTGGGCGAGGTCGGCATGTACATAGTACTTTACATTAGGATCAGGCTTCCATGCTGGATCAATGACTCTATTCGGGCTGACAGGATTACGAATGGTCATAGCGTGATCAATCTTATTAATATTTCTAAAGAAAGTATCTGAAGCGATATCAGTAGGCATACATGCGAACCGTTGTAGTGCATCGTAATACTTATCAGCAAACCTTGGTTTGTAATCTTCGATATTACGAAGAGGGTTAACGTCCCAGGACGGTCTGCGGATCGCCCACACTCCTGCATACTTGTAACCAGTAATGTGATCTTCATCCCATTCAATAGTCAATTTGTTATCGTCAGACTCAGGCAGTTCTGGATTGATGATGTACGTATATGAACGAGGCACGACCTCTTTAGTCAAGACAACCTGATTATATCTTGTAGTAATGAAGTCATCTTTATGACGAGGGAATGACAGAAGGGCCACCTTACCCTCCTTCGGATAACGCGAACTCACCGCAGCAGAGAAGGCATCGAAGATGTTCTGGGACGACTTCGTAGAATCGTTCAGCGGGTTACCCTCACCGAATCCACTGATCTCATCCAGTACGGCCATGATCAGGTTAAGACCCTCATGAGATTCACGTTCTGAGTGTCCTGAATATGCTGTCACTGATTTAATAAAGGACAGAGAATCTATGGTGTCGTTATACTTGCCGTCAAACCAGCGGCATTTAGTAATTTTGTTCTTTAGATTCTTGAAGAATACCGTCTTAGCCTGCTGGGCATTAATAGCAATGTTAATGATGTCAATAGTGTTACCACTCTGCTGCCCGTAATGTACCGCCGGGTCTTTCAAGCAGAGCAGTTTATATACTACATATGACACAGCAATGGTTGATAGCAAGTCCTTACCGGAGTTCGCTGAGATGGGGCCGTTCCCTACATAGCATCCAGTATCAGGTACAGTCTTTGTCCAATAACTACCAGGCCCAGCCTCTTCAATCGACTTAATAGGCACCATGTAATAGTCATCTGTAACTGTGGCTGTCTTAGTCTTAGCCTTATCATTAGCATTACGCCACTTCACATCTATACCAAAGAGATCAGCAAGCATTTTATTGTGAGGCCAAGCATCCACATGTACCGATACCCGCGTTCTGCTAGGCCCATACATGAATATCTCTTCTTTATACTGTAATGTAGGAAGAATACCCACCCTCATAATTACATGTGCAAGATCGATTGCCAGGTTCTCCGGTAGCAGACGGGCATAGAATCCATGACGACTATGACTACGCTTACCTATACCGCCCACCAGATTTAATACCTGGCGAAGCCATTTGATCAATGTCTCGTTATCTGACTTGAACAACTCCTTTGGTAGACGCTTATCAGCATCTTCACAAAGCAAACCATAGACAGAGAACGTATTAACTATCCGATTATCGGTCACAGCAATGTCTGTAATAGTAGCAGTATCATATGTGGCAATGCCGCCATACTTTTCCACTAGTAGTTTGCGTAGAGAACTCTTAGAATAATGTACTTTAAAATGAATTACTCCATCGTGTATTTCATATCTGTTCAGTGCAATAGCAAGCACTTCTAGCATTTCATCTGACAGGTTAATAGGATTGACAACCGGGTACTTGCGAGCCCAGGCAACTCTGTCATAAGGCTTGAGGTCTTTAACCTCTACAAAGATGTATTCACCATCCCTGTCCACCATGTACTTGTGTCCAGAGAATACTCGCTCCTTCATGTAATTACCGAATGTTACGTCATACATCATGCCGTATCCCTCTTCAAAGGAATTGGTGGCCGCATGGACTCCACGATCACTAATGACACGACCGTTCTGGTGGATCATCGGCTCCCATCCACCTGTATCAGGGTTGTAGATGGGTGTATCTTTATCGTGACACCCCTTGCCCAACTGTAGGACAATTTCATTCTTTGTATACTGTCGGTAATATTCTTTGGCCTTCTCTGCCCCCATGAAACGGGCCAAGTCCTCTTCGTGATAGATTTGACTCATCATTTCTACAGCCGTGTATTGAATATCGGACAGCGGGGGGTGATTGAGATACTTATTACCCATCACAAACGTCTTTATATCTACTGGATATTCTTCGAATGGGTCTGAGTCCAGTACTTCTAGGAAGTCTGAGAAATCAATGTTCGTCATCTACCTGCTCCACATGCACGTATGGAACGACCACTGCCTCGTCCGGTCTGCTGACCTCACTCAAACGACTGAGTACTTCTGGTCGGCATCGGGGGCATTCGGCTACAACATCTTTTAGAATAGACTCTAATGCTTTCTGTCTGCGCTGAGTCTCTATCATCTCTTCTGCGAGTTCTTTATTCTCTAGCAGTCCAGACTTTTGTAGCATATCGATACGGCGTGCTTCCATATCAGCAATCAGTTTGATCGCATTCGTTTTAGCAGTCAAGTTATTATTACTGTCAGCCTCTTCCATCACCTCATAGGTGTGACCGATCAGTTTGGAGTAGTGCGCGTCAGCGGTAGACAGCGCCTCTCTGGCACGCGAGCGGATCACATCGTTACGAGAAGCAACGGTAGCCCATTCCTCAATGATCTCTTTAACGCGCTGTCTGGGCTTCTTTAAAGTAGTAGCAATCTCAGATATAGTTTTGCCCTTCCAGCGCTCCACCATAATCTCATTCATTTCGTCCATGTGATCATGGAGTAGTTCTAATTCATTATTAACCATAAGGACATTATACACGCTTCTTCCGCTTACGCGGCAACGGCTTGATCCTTTCTATATAAAAGGCACGAGTCTGAGCAGGTACGCCTTTACAAAGAAGATAACAATCTACCCACTGTACACCAGTAAGAGTGTTGGTTGTCAGTCCAATGATCTTGAACTTGTCTCCATGAATGCCGCGTATTTTAACAATGTCGCCTGCTACAATCTCACGGTTGCCTACCATGAAACTATCGCTTGATTCTAGACGAGACTTTCTTGGCTTGTACCGCTTTCTTTTTTGCACGGGCACCTCCTTTATGACACTTGCATGAGCATACTAAACCATTTGATTCCTTGATGCACTTCTCATGCTGGCCCTTTGGTAGATTATTGAGACACCAACCAAACTTGGTAGTGCCTATGTTTTTACGCGGCATAGAGCGTATTAGTTGGATCAGCGCCCATGATCTTCTGATGGAATAGATTACGATTCAGTAGCATGATAGCACGGCGCAGTTCTGTCACGACCTCACGCTGATTTGCCGCCATAGCCTGAATCAACTCTGCCTTGAGAATTTCAACAGCGATTTCCATTTCACTCCTATACTAGTTTAAATTGCTTGAGATATCGATACACGGTCGCAACGCTTGTGCCTGCAATCTGTGCAATCTTTTCTGGGGTGTACTTCTCTTCATGGTACGCCCACCACAGCCAATCGCGGTCAGCGTACAGTTTAGCGCGCCTTACCATCGAACACCTTCAGGATTCTTTGAAACAAACAATCCAATGCCGAGGGCATCGGCAACATCATTATCTCTAACGTCAATGTTATAAGTGTCTTTAACAATTTTGATTGTTCGCTCCTTCCTAATGATGTTACTTGCTTTCTTGTACCATGAGGCTGTTTTGCCTGGGTACTCATTCATGATAGCACGCTTCTCATCCTTTGTCAACCGATGGTTGCCTATGCCTGTCTGCCACTGGATAGGCACGACGCTGGCTACGCTTGTGACACCGGCTAGGGCGGCTCCCCCTATCACTGCACCATGAGACATTGCGAGGTTAGTTGCAATGCTAGGATTAACACCAAAGAAGGATGATTCAATAACAATGACGGGTACCGGATTCTCTTTTAAATAACCATACATGACAGCAGCAGCCGTCATCGCTCGCTCATGTTCAGAGTCACCTTCAAACTTGAACTTGCCATAGTTAATAGGCTTGCCATCATGAAACAAGGCGAAGCCTGAGTTGGTTGTCGCACAGTCCAGCGCGAGGAATCGTGTCAGTTCAGTCTTGCTCATAATCAATAAAGTCCTTAATATTTGATAGTGCCTTGCGTACTAAGTCATCTTTGATCTCACATACCTGGCACAACGAGTGGTCATTGTAAATGCTTAACGGTTTCTTACATGACTTACAAAGCCTTCGTTTACCCCGGCGAGACTTGTACTTTGCTATTTTAGCATAACGTCTCGCTGATTCCTTTGATGCTTCGCCGCGACACTCAATACTACAGTAGATTTGCTGTGAGTGCATCTGCTCAAAGTAAGCATCACACCACGCACATCTAGGCACCGATAGACTCCATGGGTGGAATCTTTACAACACCCTTTCCTGCACTAACACACACATCACGAAATGGACACTTCTTGCAGACCTTGGAGTTTGAGCGGTATGGCTTCATAGGAAGTTGCTTATCATCATAAGACTTCTTCACTGTACGCATCCATTCAAACGCCCGGTCCAACCAAGCATCATATTCAGGAGTCATTTCAACTGGAATAATATGAAGAGCGTGAGAGTTCTTAGATTCATAAAGTAGAATACCTTTATTCTTCTTCATCAATCTCATATAAATAAGAAGTTGAATGAGATTATAGACTGGTGCCTTATTGGTTTCTACACGATACTGGTAAGCCTCTTCCCTTACCGTTTTGATTTCAACTGGAATATGCTCTTCCATCCAAGAAATAAGATCATCTACAAATCCGAATATCGGAGGATCATTGCTTATGACCTTGACCTCAGAGGCAACTGATAGTCCTGAGTTCTTAATGGCCTCTTGAATTCTGGTATGTGATAGAGTTCCATTCTTCATATTGGCTACTGCATAAGCATCAGCATCATTGATCTGGGGCTCCCCCGCGAACTTGAAATGCCAGAACCTAGGGCAGGCTCCCCCACCGGCTGCGTATGCAAGTGAACTAGGACTGAAATTCTTCTTAGGTTTTTGTTCTTTGATCGCCGGTTCTAGGTATCCAGACTCAATCTTTTCAATCAACCCTGCTACTGGAAACGCCTTCTTCTTGGGCTCTTCCATAAGAGCCTTTAGTAAGTTTTTTGACATATCAATCATTCTACCACACGCTACTTCATAAGGTATTTAAGTGAACTTACTACTTTGTCTATCTCTGCTGAGGCTGTGTAATACATGTTCTTACGAGGACGATCTGACTTGTCCACGTTAGCCATATACGTTGCCTTCATAGCACACTTAGCACCAATAGCCTGTAGCCTTACTAACTCCCGGCCCACAATATCCAGTGGAATGTCGGGCTTGAGAATAGCCTTGGCAATGAATGTTAATGCATCCTCTAACTCAGGATCGTTCATGTACTGTGCGATCTCATACAAATCATTCACTTGTTTCAGCATGTATCAACCCTTCGAATACGTCTAATGCTATTACGACCAGTTGTGTCTCACCACCATTGAAACTGACAATGAGCGCCGGGTCTTTTCTGAAGTCTACCTTGGCAGCATCGGTACAGACCTTCGCCCATACAGATGTGTTTAAAGTAAAAGACTTCTCAGCCTCTTTCACATCAACGATGTAGTCCTGTAGGGTACCGTCGCCTTTCTTCTGCCCACGGCCACTGTTCTTATGCGGCTTGCCACCCAGACCACGAATGATAGCCTGCTCACTCTTGTTCGTACCGTGCTTCATGCCCTGAACGTGTTCCACGTGTGACCATTATCACAGGTGACCATAACCATTACTGAGTCTAGGTTTTCTATCTCAGTTGGTGATGCTCCGCATTTAGGACACAGATAACTTGAGATTCCTGATTTCATCTACAATCTTCTCCTTCACTTCTGGATTGTGTCGTATATAGTTAGCGGCTTCTGCTTCGCCCTGCACCTTAGCATCGTATATAGTGTACCAACTACTCTTAGGCGGCTTATCAATGATTCCAAATTTAAGTGCGGTAGCAATGACCTCTCCATCTGTATCTATTCCAACTCTATCACCATTATAATAGAAGTTGTATTCACCACCGATAAACGCTGGGGAGGTCTTGCTGAATGTTATCAGCCACTCCACCTTACGACCAACAGGCATTTCGATAACGTTGTTTCCTACTGGTATGTTCGACATAATAGCCTGAGTAGCAGACTCATTAGACGTTAACTTAATCACAACAGATGAGTAGAACTTCACAGCATTACCACCAGTAGGTGTCATCATTCCGTATGCCTGTAGGTTCTGACGAGCCTGACTAATTAGTACTAGTAGTGTGGGTTTAGTCCTATTGTTCGCATAGTTAAGCATCTTACATGCCCGTGACCAGTCCTTAGACTCCTGGCCCATCTGACCAGTACCGTCCAATTCTTTCATCTTACCCTTATCGAAGTAGACACCGGGCAGCAGGCTTGTGATGCTATCAATAATAATGATATCTGCCCCCGCTGTCATAAGATCGGTACTGATATCAATTGCATCATTCACAGTACGGGCTTCACTCACGATGAGTTGTGAAGTATCGACTCCTAGCCTGCCAGCCCACTCGCTGTCGTAGGACATTTCGGCATCGATCCAGGCACAGACCTTACCTTCCTTCTGAGCCATGGCTACAGTCTCCAACATCATTGAGGACTTGGCGCTGGATTTACTTCCATAGACTAACACTTGTCTACCATACGGAAGCCCACCATTGAGAGCATCTGTCAACCCAATACTAGGAAGAGCCTGTCGTTCATAGAATACTTCGTTGCCTAGTAGGATGCTCTTCCGAAGGTTGGCGTTCAGTCCTGCCAGCACATCAGAGAGATCGGTCACAGCCTGCTCGCTACCGTGTTAATGCTGGCCGTGTTGGGGTCTAGGCCCAGCGTGTTCATCGCGTTAGAAACCTGATAGACTAGACTCTTCTTGGTCAACGCTACAGGATAGTCTTTCATTTCAATTAAAACATCGATCACGTTGTACTGAGGACACCCCAGGCTCACCGCGATCTTTTCAATTTGTTCATTCATTGTACTCATTTTTCCTCCAAGTACCCCTAGACAGTATCGAACTGTCGCTACCACCTTGAGAGGGTGGCGGTCTGCCTTTAACCTATAGGGGCCGGTGGGATGGAAGGCATGCTCCGTGGCTTCCCCTCAGTTCCTCCAACTCAGGATCATTGGCCCTGGCATCCATCCCATTGTACCGCTGACAGGATTCGAAC